CACCACTCCACCAAAGACCAATCCCGTCAACTGCATAATAAGCACCTATGACAGTTGGGACGCTTATCCCAGTTTCGTCATTGGCTTGCATGGTTCCGCTTGCAATTGCGTCCCCTGCGATGTAATACACTGTATCGCCTAGCCCCGCTTCAAGTTCGATTTCAAACCCGTCAACGTCAACGGTGGAGGACGAATAAAATACCGCCTCGCCGCTTTCTATTGTGCCTGTAATTACACGCGATCCGTCCTTGATACCATAAACAGCGTAATGACCAGCCGCGTCGCCAAATGCAGTCCACCCGCTTATTGACGTTTTGTAGTACACGCCTGTGTCGCCGTGTATTAGACAAGGCAGATACACTCGCGAAACCAAAGCACCGCCGCCGCGTATATCGCTTTTGTCCCACGCAAGCACGCGGGAATTGACGTTGAGATTGTTGCACCCAGGTATCACAACGGGCGGCGGTATCAATGGCGGGAAGTAATTGCCAAATGACGACTTAGGAAACGACGGGAAATCCATTTCAGTATCGGCGTAGTTATCGTTCAAATCTTCCTCAACGGTTTCAGGCGGGATGTAGGTTACACCGTCATAAACAGGCTGTACATCGTTGATTAGAAACTCGAATGACGCCGAGATTGAAAGTGCGCCGCCTGCCGTGATTGAATACTCCAATGAGCGGGGCATGGCGCGGACGTTGGACAACGCAACGCCCAAAGGATTATCAGCGGCGGCGATGGTGAAGCGGACAAACTGATTTGGGGCGATGTCAATAAACTTGTTCTGTCCTGCAAGTTGCAGGTCAAGAGTTTCATATTTGTTATTCTGAACCGCGTACAATAAGCCAGCAATGCGGTTGCAGTCCTCTTGATTAGCAAATAGCAAATTTTCACTTGACGCGCCAGAGCCAAAAGCGGACGGGGTGTTACCAGGTGCTTTTGAATACAACGCCGCATCATAAGAGCCATTCCAAACTGATACCCCCGACACGTCAATGAGTGATGTTTCAGGGTTGCTTATGTTTATCGCAAATCCGTCTTGGTAATCTGCTTTCGTAATCGCCAGCGGTTCGATGATTGCATTTTGGTCGGACGTTGATAACATATTTGGGTCAACTTCAACAAATAATTGACCAAGCGAATTGACAATCGGACGCGCGAAAATCCTTGTCATTGCCACGTCCGAGATTTGCGCTAGTAGGTTATCGCTGGGGCTTGTCAATTCTTTCACGCGCTTTGTATCGCCAGTGTAGAAACAATCCATCACTTGCAAAGCGGTTGAACGCCAGAATAAAAGATTATGCAATGCCTTGTCAATTGTCAGGCTTGCAATCTCTTGGAAAGAGACAGGCACGCCCGACGTATCGTACGCGCTGAAAGATAATGCCCGCACTTCTGAAAGCCAGAACGCCGCATCTTTTACCTCAAACTCAGCATAACCTTCCACTTGATTAACGTTGATTGTCTTACCGTCAATCCAGCCAGTGTTAATAATATTTTCATAGCCCGCCAGTTTACCGATTGCGCCAGCGACGCCTCCGTAACTTTCAAATGACGTGTAAAGCGTCACCATTGCGCGGTCATATATCCCGCTCAAATCATCTGAGCGGACGCGCACCTTATATGACCATCCGCTATCATTGGTGGCGCATGACGTCAACTCAAAAGTCTGCGATGTGGGATTTACGACAACCCAGCGATAAGAAGTCGTCACCCGTCCAAGGCTGTCAGTTATCGCGCATGACCATCTGTACTCGGTATTCGCCGTGAGCGGGTAAGTCCATGACGCGGTTCCTGTCCCACTTGTCATGTTGCTTGTCGTGCTTGCGCCGTCGGCAGTGTATTGATACGACGCGATGGTTGCTCCGTCATAGCCTGCGGATAATGCGGGTGAAGGCGGCGTGAATGTAATCGTGCCGCTTGTCTGATTTACGACCGCTCGAATTGGCGCAATGCGGGGAGTAATCCCGCCCAGCAAGTATGAGCCAAACTCGATGTCATAATCCATTTTCAGGCTTGCGCCTTCAATGGCAATATCCTTCTGCCAGATTGAAAACGCATTTATGACTGTCAAATAGTCGTCGTCTGCAAACTGGATCGCGGACGTTTCACTTATGGATATATCGCCAGTGGTAGCCGACGGTAAATCTTTGCGTAATCTGCAAATTCCTTTGTCGTGTTTGCCGTATGCAGTCACAGAGACTAATACGGTCATTCCTGATAATGCGGCGGTATAAGTCCCGCTTCCGCCGTCGTAAGTCAGTGACGCGATGCGGTCATTACTCGCGGGCGCGCCATTGACTCGCATAGTGTACACGGTGGCGGGTCGCTGAATGTGCAAGCCTAAATCAGTGGCTTGATTTTCGGCGCGAAGTTTTACAAGTTCGCCCGCTGAAATTACCTTGACGGGAGTATTCGCGGTCATGTCTGCACTACCAGCTGCGAGATTGTTATACTAACATCCACGCGCCGCCCGTCGCGGATTGTGTAGCGTTCTGGAAATTTGATAATCCCTGCGTACCTCACAAAGTCGTTGTCATTGTTTATCGTGGCGATGAACACAGAAGCGGACGCGCTAGAACAGAACGCCCGCAATGCGTCGTATTGGTCGGCGGTCAGATAACCAAACAACCAAGTCGCAAATGGCAAGCCGACGCCCCGCGTGCTTCCATTGGCGAGTGTGATTGTCTCGGCGTATTCGTTGTATTCCGCTTTTGGTTCGATCGCGCCGATGTTTACCAGCGTGTCAATTCCCGCAAGTGTTGAGCCTATCTCGTAAGTTATCGGGGCTGTCATAACACACTCCCTAAAATTTGCATGGTGTCATTGGCGATAATCTGACGGTCGCGGTTTGACAGGCTGCTATCAATGCGGCGGTTGTCGTGGTATGAAATGCGTCTGCCGCCAGCCAAGCCAGCCAATAATGATTGTTGCGTAAGTTGTCCACCAATCACGCTTTCAGCGGCGCGGGTTGTTTGGTTACTCATTACAAATTCACGCCCACGCTCTCCGCCGATAAATAAACCACTTCCAATCATGCCGCCTTCGGCTTTCTTTGGCGCAAATCCAAACGCGCGCGCAACCGCACCGCCGATGCCCTCGACCATAAAGGTCGCGGCTTTCTGTAACGCGCTCCAAATTGACGCGCCAATGTTTGCGAAAAATCCGCCGATGCCTTTCAATAGTTTATCAATGCCAAAGCCAATCAAGAAAAGAGCCTGCTTACCAATTGCGATAATATCTTTCCAAGTGTACTCAGTACCAAGTAACCAGTTCATCAGAGGCTTTGTCACCAAAAGAGCCAACACAGCCCATGTAAGCGGATTTGTAAGGACTGCTAAAATTATTGCTCCGATTGCAGGCAATGAACCAGCAAGGGCGGTACTCATTGCGGTGCTTATTCCTACGGTCGTAAGACCTCCCGCGCCTGTGGCGATACCCGCGCCAGACAATAGACCCGATATGGTCGCCAATGTTCCCACGGTTTGAGTGATTGTACTCATTATTCCCGCGCCGACTATAAGCGCGCTTCCAATCACAAGGGCAAATTCTACTAACTTTGGGTTGGCTTCCAAGAATGATAATACCTTATCCACAACTGGGATAATCTTTTCAGCAATCGGTAACACTTGCTCCGCAACAATCTTACCGAAACGGACTTGAAAGTCTGTAAGTTGTGTTCCAATTTCCTTAAAACGTTTTGCCAGCGGGTCATCTTCTTTGGCAAGTTCAATATATTTCTTCATTGCCAAAACCATCGGGGCAAGAATAGCACCACCAACCAGCGCTATTCTATTCCCGACCTGCGCGAGTTTTTCCATTTTCTCGCGGGTGCGGTTGGCTTGCTCGGCGGCTTTGGCTAGGTTTCTTTCAAGTATTCTTTTATTTGCCTCGGCGTCAATCGCTTGTATTTGAGATTTTACGCCAGCAAGTGAGGCATTTAGTTTATCGGCGTTTTTTCCATTACCAACGCGGTCTATTGCTTTTTGTAAATTTTGCGCCTTCTTTTCTAATGCATCAAACTCAGCCTTCATTTTGTTTATGTCGGCTGGTTTTGTTTGCATTTCGAGAAGTATGTCAATCGTTTTTGTACTCATTGTTCGCCTCTTTTATCGCCTCATACACCGCGTCAAGTTGTATCATATCAGCCAATAACGCTTCGGGTTCGTTCATCAGTTGCGACGGCAAAAACCGCCTATCAGTTGCCCGCCATAATACCCAAACATCATAAGCATTTGGATGATTGAGGGCAATGACAGGCGGCAGTGATGCGCCCTTAGTTGTTACGAGTTCGGTAAACTTTCCGTAAATTCGCTCGGTGTCGCGTCTGTTTTTTTTTCTTGTTCAGGTTGCGCGAACCAATGTGGATTAATCTCGCTTGCGGCGTCGCTCAATAATTCGACGGTAGGGTAATCAAGTGCAAGCCATTGGTCAATCGAGATGTAGGGTTTGATGCAACCTGCCACTGTCGCCCACACACCAAGCGATGAAGATACATCGCAGAAATCCCGCTCGGCGTCTGTCAGGCTGTCATATTTTGACGGGTCGCCTTGCAAATCTTCAAGTAGTTTTTTGTAATCGTCAATTCCTGCCTCTGCCGATGTTTTGCGGAGGTAGGTCTGTGCAACGCTGGACATCGAGTACTTCCGCGCAACGTGTTTCATTTGCGCCTCTTCGATTGTCCAGTTTATTACTTTTTTTGAGTTCATCCGTTCACGCTTTCTTAGTCTACATCAATAGCAGTGTCGGCGAGTTCGTACATGGCGACAACAATATCGCCGCTGGTCAATGCTGCGCCGAATGTGATACCGTCTGCGTCTGCCACGTAATGCGTCGCGTCGGCTGTTGCGCCGTATGTCATCTTGACGCCGTTCTTGGTGACGACAATTCCCGCACCTGCCGCGTCTGTATATTTCAAAGTTGCGGCGAAATCATAAGCCGCCTCGACGTTGGTCGTTTTCCATGCGGCAACATGCAGGCGGTAATTTGACTGATACTCGTTGACTTCGGTTGAGGTGAAACCGTCATCCGTTAGGCTGTACGCTACGCCGACAATATGGGAGGTTGTGAATTGAGGCAGAACGAAATATGAATGGTTCTGCTGTTCGCGGCTTTGTCCTTTCGGCTTCGGGGTAATCATCGCCTTTGCAAATGCAAACGTTGACCAGCAACGCACGCCTGCGGGTGTCTTGGCTTGTGCGTAGGTCACAAATCCTACGGCGGGTTCCGTGCCTTGCTGATTTGTGCGCCAGCCGATTGAGTTCACATTTGTTACGAGGGTAGAATTTACCTTCGTGTTTGTCAGCAATGCGATGGTGTCGGCGTCTGTGCGCGACACTTCAAGAGTACCGCTCGACGCTTCGAGGCTGGGGAGACTGTCCTGTTGTAATACCTGATTATTGCCGGGGTGAGAGATTACATCAGGATTTGGGGGGTCGTATGCAAACGTAACGGGCCCGCCCACAGAATGCCCGTCGTATGCAGTCGCGTTAGTTGCGTCAATCGCGCCGCTGTCTTGGTCAAGGCGGTAAATTCTCGCGGCGTTCATGCCGACGGTAAAGATTTTCTTTATAGGTGCTGCCATAAGTTATTCTCCTAGAATATTTCTTCAATCTGCAAATCACATTTGACGCCGTAAAACCACACGCCAGAGCCAGAGGGGTATTCGTACATTCCAGGCGCAATTGACGCACTGATTGATTGCGTCTCTGTTGACCAGCCATGCACAAACTCAAACTGCCTACCGATTGACTCGGCGTATGCGACACAGTACCGCATCAAAACGGGGGCTTGAATGTACAAACCAGCGTCACGCGCTGCGACTTCAAGCAGGAATAAATCCGTGATGCTCCACGTCGCTTTTATCCCTGCCCCAAATAATACTTGCGCGGTCGGTGTCCCGCCTTGCCCCTGCCCAATCGGTAAAAGGATGCGGCAAGGAAGATGAACGGACTGCACGCTTGCGGGTATCTCGTCAAGGTTGAGACAGTTAGCCGTAATGCTTGCGCCGCTCTTGTCAACGTAAGTCACCGCCATTGCTTCGAGGTCATCGTATATCGTGAGTAGGATTGAGTTTGTCACATCGTCCTCACGTATGGGTAAATCAATTGCATTACATCAATAGGCATTGACGATGGCATAACGATAGTCCCGTCGGATGAGAATAACGGTTGCTCGGTTCCGCTTTGTTGCGTGTCTTTTTGGCGATACATCCAAGCGGCGAGACGGCGGCAAGCAGTGACTATATCGGTCGGGGTATACAGAATAACGCCTGTGGTGTCTGTGTCTGCGCTTCCTGCCTGCGCCCATGTGAGGGTTGCGCCAGTGTTGCTTGTTACGGTAAACGCGCCATTAAAGCCAGTATCAGCCACGCCAAGCACAAAGGCAGTCGCGCCTATCCCAATCTTCGGAGCATTGACCGTCGCTGTTATCACTCCGCCCGCGCTACGTGAAATTGCTGTGATGTCTGCGCGTTCCATCCATGCCCAGCGACCAGTGACGCTAATCGCGTCTTGATAGTCATTGGAGTATGTCCAGTAAAAGGTCGATGATGTTTTCTTGCCTAACGAATAATAGGGCGTGATATTGCGTGGGTTGTGGTAAATGTCGGCGGTGATGTTTTCGGCGTCTCCATTCACAACACTGGTTATATATGACAGGTCATCATGCAACCATAGTTCACCGCAGAGCAAGTCCCGCGACGGGTCAAATTTTTGGGTTGTGTCGCTCGCCGCCTGAAATACGCGCCCGCACTTTGAGTCAATGCGATTTGTCGCGGCGTCAAGCATGGACTGTAATAGAGCATCATCCGTTGACGTTGTAATATTTAAGTATGTTTTCAGGTCGGCGAGCAGGCAGTATGAAGGCATTTTACAGGGTCACAATCTCGGTAGCGTAAGCGGTCGAGACGGGGTAATTGCTGCCCCGATAAAGGATCGCAATTGTGCTATTTGCGAATGTGTCAGTTCCTACCGCGCCGACAACCTTTAAAAATGGCTTGGTTTTCGAGACTGGCATATCAATAATAAACTGCTTTGACGCGCCAGTCGCGGCGGCGAGGTTGGTGAGGGCTGCGCCAGAAACGTCTGCCAGTGAGCCGCCAGAGGTTGCCGATGATTGAATTTTGAATGTCATTGTTGCGCCTGTTGCGGCTGCGCCAGTGGACAAGACGAACATAACGCGGTCATAGCCCGTCCCATTGGCTTCGGTGGCGGTGATGTTTGCAACCGCGCCAGCGGTAGGAATGACGGCATTCACGATTTTTACTTTATCGCCAAGTTGAGTGTTTCGCATTTTGTTATTCTCCAAATGGGGCGAGTTTCCCCGCCCCATCATTTGAAATCTTAGGCGTGCTGTAACAAGGTCTTGAACGCTTCGGCTTGCAGGACGTTGTAGCCTCGGAAGATGGAGGCGAAGATGCCGACTTGACCGTTAGCCATGTACAGGTAGGGGTTGCGCTGAACCATCATGCCAGGCTTTTCGATTACGCCGAACAGGTTGAAGTTGCCATACAGGACGGCTTTCTTTGTCGCGGCGACGGCTTCCATGTCATCAGAGCGGAACACCGGCTGATTGAACAAACCATCGAAAGCGTAGTAGTTTGTACCGAATACGCCTTTCAAGTACCACTCAGTCGCATTCTTCATAATGAAACCAGTTTGACCTGAAACGTTGTACCCGCCGTTCAATGAGCCGACAAGGGAGGCGAGTTCAGGAACGGTAATCGCGGCGGCGGCGGCTGTGGTAATGCCCGAAGCCTGCGCGGACGCATACAGCGCGGCAGTAGCGACGGTGTTTTCAGTACCAGCCTCGGCGCGTCCGAGGGCTTCCATGAGCCAAGCGTCGAAGTTCGTGCCGTTGTCCGACAAAAATTCTTCGGTCGCCTTGATAACTTTGGTGTACTTGCTCAAAATCATGTCCACCTGTGCAACGGTGGCTTCGTTTTCATCATAGGCTTCTCTTTCAGCGGTCAGGACGAAATCAGTGTGCGCGGTGTCCTCAACTGGAACAAGCAGGTGATCGGCGGGGGTTGTGAATTTTTGTGTGGGGGCTTGACGTACCCATGAAGCGAGGTCGCGCTTTGCAACGATTTGAGCATACAGCGGATCGGGGACAAGGTAGCCACCCGTGCCGCCTGTGGTGACGTTGAACGCGGCTTTGATTGCCGAGTATGAAGCGTCGGGGGTAATCAACGCCTGATTAGGTTGACCAGTTGAAACCCAATGCTTGAACGCAGGCACGGCGTCTTTTTCTTCGCTGAAACCTGCTTCGGTGATGCGGTTGAAATGCGGCACGCCTTTGGCTTTGATTTCCTTGATGGCATCCTGATAACCTTCATCCTTCGCGGCTTTGATTGCATCCGCCTTTTCGGCGGCGGCTTTCTCGGCTGCGTCGCGCTGGGCGAGGGCTTTGGTCACGGCTTCGGCGGCGACGGCTTCCACCGCTTCCATTGATAACATACCTTCGACTTTGTAATCTGCTTTTGTTTCTGACATTTCGGTCTCCATAGGTTCTGAAATTGATTTGATTGACACAAGGTTGTTACTGTTGCGCGGCTCGGCTGGGGTTGGGGTTAGGCTTGCGTCAAGTCCTAACTTCCAGCGCGTGACTTCACTGACGTTGCCGACTGTCTTTCGGTCTACCAAATGCGGGGCTGTGCCGCTTGACCATGACAGTTTTCCTTTCACGCCTAAATCAGAAATCATCTTCTCGTATTCGTTCCGCGCTCCGATTACGATTTCGGCAAAGATACCTACATTGTCGCGGGTCAGTTCCACAACTGGCAACTCGCCTTTATGCCTGATACGCTTGCCTTCAAACTCAACGGGCATCCGATGATTGAACCAGCCTGCCGATTTATCAGCATCACCGAAGTCTGTTGATTTGGTGAAAAAGTCACCCGACAAATCAGGGGCGGATGCGTCAGCGAAGCGGATGAGATACCCGCCTAACTTGACATCGCCATTATCCATCTTTGTCGCTTTCACTTCATCACCGATTGCGATTAGTTCATTGTCCATTTTGTTACCTCATGCAAATAAAAAAGGCACGCAATACCATTACTGGTATCACGCGCCTTTCGGTCTTTGCGTTTGTTCCTGTTGCTCTGTGCGTTCGCACCTATGGCAAGGTAGGATATTTGATTAGCGACATTGTATCACATTATGCCATCACTGCAAGAAACAAACACCCGCAAATTACAAACCCGCCAAGCAGTGCAAGCAGAAAGCCGAGTTTTGCTATTTGCTGATAATAGATGCGTTGCGCTTTTTCGTCCATGTTATATTTTTCCTATTTGCTTGTCTATTTCATCCAGTGCGATTTTCTCAAATCGCGGTGTATATTCCTGTTCGATTTCATCCAGCGATTGCCAGCCATGCCCAGCCGCCCAATGTACGCGCTTTGTCGGGTCAAGCAGAAACGGGGCATAAGTCACTGCCGTAAACGCGGACGCTGTAAACTCGTCGCGGCGTTGCACTTCGGTCTCCCAATTTTTCTGTAATCTCTGTGAGTTATTGCGCCCGCCCAAAGAGCCGTCTTTGCGCTTGTAGCGTGCGCCGAAGTTGCGTTGATACCAGCGCCCATCACCTTTTGAGCCAGGGGCGGAGTTCCATTTTCCCTCCTCTGGGTACGCGGACGCCAAATCTTTCAATTCCAACACGGCGCGGGTGAGTAACCGCCTGCGGCTGTCTTTGTCGGTGATAACTGCTTTGACGCGCTTCAATAACTCGTCAAGTGTTGGGGATATTTTCAGCGTTTTAGACATTCGGCTTCCTGCTTGTCAATTCCACAACTGTCTGACATCTGCAATTTGGGTGAGCGGGCGGGCGTTCAATCATTCCGTTTTTTGTCATCCATCCGCCGTCTTTTTTTAGTTTGCCATCAAGCGGGTTGCATATCGGACAAACTCTCTCGTCCTCGCTTGTTAACCATCGGATTTGATTTGTTGCGCCTTGCTCATTCAATCGCGCTGATAATGCGTCGCTGAAATGCGCCTCCGCCCGCGTAAGTTCCGTTACCGCGATTTGCTCCGCGTGTCCACTGCTAAACCGTAACGCCATGCGTTCAATAATCTCGTCAGGCTTCACGCCTTGACTGATAAGGGCTTCGTATTGTAGGCGACTGTTATTCGCCACGCCTTGCGCTACCTCGTCAATTGCGCGGGTCATTGCAGTGTCAATATCTGACACCGCTCCCGTCTGGTCGATGAAGTTCACATAATCAGAATAATTTGAGAACGACTGTTCAATCTGCGCCCGAAGCGGTGAGGCTATTTGTTGCCTGAGTTCGGCTTCGTACTCCGTCCAGTAATTGAAAGGAATTGCGCCGCCGCTGTTTTCCAAGATGGACAGATACCGACGTTCAATCGCCAAGATTGCCCGCGCTAATTTGCGCTCCAATTCATCACGCGAAATAGGCGCGGCTTTTCTAGCCTGTAATCTATTTTCAAGCGATAGATATTCAATCACGGACGGCGCAAGCCTTACTGCTTGCAATGATGTTTTATTCATTGTCTCGCTCGATTGCTTTCGCTAATCGAATAAGCGGCAGTTCTACAATCGCCGCATCAAACACCGCGTCTATTTCTTCGGGCGTGGCTGCCGCTTTTAACCCTGCGCTAATACGCAACGCAAGCGCGGGCGGGATTGCCTTCGTCTCAAATTGTCGCTTGCGCGGACGGTCTGCGAATTTGCGCCATGCCATAAGTTCAGTTGCAATCGCGTTATCCTCTGAGGTCGGGAGTTCCATCGGGTCAGGCTGGACGGCTGGGGTCGGGCTGGTGGTTGGTTCGGTTGGCTCGTCAATGCCCATCGTTTTGATTGCCGCGATTTGTTCATCGGTCAAGTCGTAGCCGAGAATATCCATCGCAATGAGTGACGCTTCGGGCGATGCGGTGATTGTGCTTGACAGGGTAGATACCGCGCCTGATTTATCCGTTTCCTCTTGCTGGAAGGCTTCCAGTTTTTCAGGGTCGTATTGCATTGACCAACCGAAGCGCGACCACAACTGATCTGTCAGGCTGTCCTCTACTGTCTGGTAAATGCTCACAAATTCGGATGACGAATACCACAACTTCGCGTCAGCCGTTGCGGTGGCATAACTGTTTTCGTCTGATAAAAAAGTGCTGTTAGGAATACCGAAAGCGGCGGCGATGTTCTTGATTTGCTGTGATGTAATTTCACTATATGAGCCTTTCAAGTCCTCCATGCCCGCGCCGACGGGGACAGGTACAAGGCTTTTTGCGTTAACAATCTTCACGACACGCGCCCACGCGCCACGCATGAAAGCAGATAATACATTCTCGGCGCGTTCTGCTTCGGGCTTCTGCATCCCATCAGCGACGGCGAACATTGGCGGGATAAATCCATTATCGCCATATTGCTTGATTGTCGTGTCCATCGCCGCAAGCAAGCCAGCCGCAAGCATGGCGTTACCAATTGGCGAGATTTGCGCCGCGCCATTCTCGATGGTGTCGTCTGGGAGCCAGAAGTAAATGACCTGTTCAGGTGATAGCGTTTCGCGGGTCGTGTTGTATGCGCGGGTAAAATTTATCAATTCGCCATTACTGTCAAAGTTGGGCGTGATGGTTTGCGGCGCGAGGTACTGAGCGGACAAGATAGCGCGGGAGGTAGTTTCGATTTTCCAATACGCCGCGCCTCCACAAAGTGAAGCGGCTGTCAGGCTTAT